TCGAACGGCCAGCTCGCACTTAATGGTTCTGATTTCTCGTTTTTTTGCATCCATATTCTTGATTGAAATTGGTTCTATATATCCGGCGTTTTACGGTTCCAGGTTTACCGAACGATCTGACGGCTTCTGCGTGCCATTCGACCGTAGCTTCTCGCTGCCCACCTCTGCCAGGTTGGTACTGACGTAGTGAGCGTCACCGTCCTTTATGCTTGGCAGGTCGTATTGTGTTCGGATTTCGTTGGGAGACCAGCCCGTTTCGAGGTGTATCTTGTCAATCTCGGCCTGTCCCTTCGCGTCGAGGCGGCGTAGGGCAAGCTCACAGACATGGATACGGCGCTTTCCAAAGTCGTATTCGTTGAGCATCTTGGAATTGTATTCGTCTTCATAGCTTCGGATGCGCGGCTGGATGGTACGCAGCAGGAATTCCTGCGTGGCGTGCTCCGGCATCTTGTAACTTGACCCTTGGTCTTCCATCATCATGATGCGAGGAATGCCCAGGATGCGAGCAATGTCGTTGACCTCAAAGCCGCGGTTTTCCAACAGGCGCAACTCGGCGGCCGTCTGAGAGATGATCTTGGTGTCGGCAACATTGTCGAGCAATACAAAGTCTCCGGAGTTCCAGTCGTCAGCGAACTGCTGGGTGATCTTTCGCAATTCCTGCGGGTTGGCACGCCCACGGGTTCCCAGAGACGGTGACTTCTCTTCCTGGAGTATGACCTTATGCTTACCGCCTTTTGCCATATCCTTCAGCGCCTGTTCGTCGGCCGTAGCAGCGATACTCAGCGTCTTCATGGCATACGCGATGGTCGGAATGCCCATGAAGTAGTCGTCTGTCAGGAATATATTCTTGAAGTGCAGCACATCGCTGGCTTCGACGTTAGTCATGACAGCGGGCCTTCCCGGACGGTTATACACCAGATTGTAGGTGTCGTTCATCGGATCGTATCCGCCGCCGGTACACAGCCACAAATTCAGAGGCCATCCGGAGGTGTCGCGCTCGATATAGACAAAAGCGTTGCCGTAATATATCTTGCGGAACTCGATCTGTTCTTGCATCTGACTGGCTGTCATCAATGGGTTTGGACGCACCTGCAACAGGTAATTCATACGACTGGCATCACCATAGCGGTCTTCGATGAAGTTCCCACCCTCTGCGTTGACTCGCTGGTACTGCACGCGCATCTGTCCCATCGTCTGCATGATGAGCGAGACACCACGGAACCAAGCCGGCACTATCAGCGAGCGACGGCCTGAAGGCGTGACGATCTGCTCCTTCCAGTCACCGGTAGCGACAACAGTCTGATTGCTTTTGTCGTTAGGGTTGGTAGTGACTGGAACTCCAGATACCTCGCGTCGGCTAAAAAGTTTGAAGAAATTATCCATAGTAGTACTCTTTTCTTATCGGTTATTTTGCCGTCTGAGGTTTACTCCACAGCGCTTCATACCTTTTCAGCCACTCGGCCTGTTCGGTGAAGTCGTTACGATGGTAGCTTCCCGCACCGTAATGGACATACCAGTCTTCCAGGTACTGCCAGTTACGACAACGCAGCACCGGCTTCTGCTTGCGAATATCCTCCAGCAGGGAGGCTCCGGTGTCGTAGCGGTTTTGTATGTTACGCTCACCGCCAGGCTGTAGTCCCCAGCAGCGCATGGGGTCGTAGTAGCCTACGCCTTTCGATGTAAGCAACGGTACGTTCAAGTAGCATAGCATCGGGCGAAGTCTGTCCGGATCACCACGGCGCTGCATGGTCCACATAACGTGACCAGCCGCGGCATAGGTGCTGTCCCAAAGAAACTCCGGGTTTTTCCGTAGAAGGATGTCGCTGTCCATGAGAATGAAGCCGTCAAGCAGCACGCTGAAGAGATATTCCACGGACATCATGTGCTTCACGCTGGCAAAATTGCCCTTGTATGACAGGCTCTCGCACTTGTTGGGGTACTTAGCCAGCTCTTCGTCGAAGTCTACCAGCTGTTGTTTCCGGTTGTTGAGAACCTTGACACCCTTCATGCGCTTGGAGAAAGGCCGTTCGTCTGAATTGTCCATCACAACGACGGGCCACATACAGCCCACCTTGCGGATGGAGAGAATGCAAGCCTCTGTCAACTCAGGCGTGTTGTAGTGCACTATTGCTATTGTCTTAATCATTGTCTTCAGGTTGGGTGTTACTCTTCGTGTGCTGCCACCATCACATGCCCGTCAGATGAGCACATCAAGTGCTCGTCAGCACTTACCAGATAGCGAAGGTCAATGAGCATGTTTGCCTTGCCTGTAAGGGTGATCTGCGCAGTTGCACGTTGTCTGTTGGTAGCGGTGATCTGCACGTCAGACAGGATGGCATTACCGGCCAACAGGTGCTCATCAGCTTCGCGATTTTTCTCTCCTCCGGCCGTATTGAGCTGTACCTGCACGGCCTGACCAATAATGTCAGTCAACTCAGCAACGCCGATAGCGTCAAGTTCCTGGGTGTCCGTCACCACTGCGTTGGCGGTAATACTCCACTGGAGGTTGACGGCGCGGTTCTTAGTCCATGAGCCTTCGTCGTCTTTCGTAGAGTACGCAGTGACATTCAGCTGCACAGACAGTTGGCAGTCCAAAGCAGCAGCGATGACGCGACTGCCAATGTAGACACGAAGGTTTTGTCCTTTTACTTTAGCCATGACTGTATGGGTGTTTAGGCCCTGTGGCAAAACCACAGGGCGCAGTTATTATTCGTGTGTGTTGGTCTCGGAACTAACCGGCTTCAGGGCAACCTCGTATGGTGTCCAGTCAATACCCTCCTTTTCTGCGCGTCCGGCATCCAGGCACTCGTTTTTCCAGGCTAAGCAAGCATCAACGAAAGCCTTCAGTGAAGCCTTGGTGTCAAACTCGTGATAGACCGGCGTACCATCGGCCTCTTCGCCAATCTTCAGGCGTGTCGGTGCGGTAGCCTGTGAGAAATTGATCTGATTCTCGATAGAGAGCCATACAGGCTTGTCTTCGAAGGTCATTCCGCCAACGATCTTGTCGGTGATGCGTTCGTTAATGTCCGCAATAATGGCGGCCTTTGCCTGTTCAAAGTTGGGCTTTCCCTGCTTTTTATAGAAGGGTATCTCGTACCACTCGGCCTTGTCGTTGCCGTCGACGACGCAAAGGCCATAGCTAATCACTACGCGGCTGTTGTCTTCCGCTACGGGCTGGAAGTCAGCCACATTTCCAGAATACTTGTTCATGTTCATGATTTCCGATTGTTAGATTACTGTCTAACAATCCGGCGTTATGCGTGCTGAGGTTTACCAACGGGCAAACGAATTCCGTCATGCTGCGATTGAAGGTGCCGATACCAAGAATGTCGGGTACCAGGAATAGCTATGAACGGATGTTATATGAGTCGTAATGTGACAGTACACCCAGGAATGAGCATACCGATGCCCACGTTTTCTGTGGGTTGTGTAAGTTCATAGCGTCGATGCTTGTTTTCATACGGCGCAATGACTGGTTGCTGATATAGGTGGTGTGCGGTTTGATGTAACCTCCAAGAAACTCTGCACCTTGCCGGGCTTTTGTGACGTGTAGCTTGCCCATGTGCAGTTCCAGATGTAAGCGGTCTCGCAGGAATTCGCGAATGGACGGTACTAACGACAACAACCAATCCCTATCGTGACTGACAACAAAGGAATCGTCGACGTACCGGCCGTAATGCTTGCAATGTAGTTCCCGCTTCATGAATTGGTCGAATTCATTCAAATAGACATTCGACAGCAGCTGACTCGTAAGATTACCAATCGGCAATCCGCACCCGTCCATCGTGTAGAACAGGCTCTTCGAGTGGTCCAATCCCTCCCAGTCGGCAACAGTACCTACCATCCTGCAATTCTTTTTCGGGTCAAGCATGATGATCTCGCGCGACAGCCACTTCACGAAGTCAATGTCTATCCATCCACCCCACGTCAGGCGATGACCTTTGGCAATACGGTGGCGGCTCATGCGGTCGAGTGCTTGAAGCACGATGTCAAGCAGCACCTGGCGGTCAATGTGCA